GTTAGAGTTAATCCTAATCCCGTTGCGATTGCAACGAAAATAGATCAGTATTTCCAATATCTGCCACCGCGCATGAGGGGATCTATCTATGGTCAAGCATTGCGTCAAGTCCGATCAGACTTCCGCTTACCGATTCCAGTACGACCAAAACACCTTATGGATGTTATAAAACAGTACGAGAACGCTGACCGCAGTCCAGGCTTACCACATACAAAATTAGGCTTCAGACGAAAAGATGAAGTGGATCACAACCACATCATTAAATGTGCACGTAGTATCAAATGGCACCGTATCCGAAAATGGAATATACCGTGTAATGCTATCTGCAAAACCATTGCTGCACCTTCACCAAAATTACGCCTCATCTGGGTTTATCCAATGGAGATGACGTATATTGAGGGCATGTTTGCTATGCCGCTTATTAAAGCTTACCGATTGTTACCTGACTCACCATACGCACTATGGGTTCAGTACGCGCGTGGGCATATGAAGCACATATCAAAGCAACGCAATTCTAACGAAACATGGTTGGGATGCGATTGGAGTGCATTTGACACCAATGTACCGGCATGGATGATTAGAGACGCATTCAATATTCTTCGCGAGAATTTGGATTGGTCTGGAGTTTACGACATGTGGGGAGTTACGAAACCACAATATTTACACTCATTATGGGGAGCTATTGTGCGATATTTTATAGACACACCTGTAAAGTATCCTAATGGACGTGTGAGAATAAAACATCACGGAGTACCAAGTGGGAGTTTCTTCACAAATTTGATTGATACACTTGTCAATGCTATCGCTGTTAAAACCTTACTGCTATTGCAACGGATTAAAACCGGATACCAACTATTTATGGGAGATGATTCCTTGATAGCTTGTTCTGACCCTGTTGACTTGGATAGAATGTCAATAGATGCGAAAAGATTATTTGGTTTCAAACTTAATCCAGATAAATCTGACTTTTCATTAAAACCAAAGTTTCTCGGCTTTCAAATGTATACCGATGGAACACCTCGAACGGACTACGATAGACTTATGGCTCAAATGTGCTTACCGGCATATCCTGACAGAAGCTTAGACGACGTTATTGTGCGAGCAAAAGCATTACGTTTATCTTCTCTTGGCGCTAACAGAAAATTCATGAATGAGATTAATTCATGGTTACGTTTTACAGTAACTGATAAAACTTTACATCACAAGAGTGAATTAGCGACAAAATTGGCTATGATGGGCATAGATTTAAATATGGACATAAATATATTATTAG